CTTCATTATCTTCTAAATATTTATCATAGTGTTCATAAAGTTCTTCTACTGTATACTTGTCAGTTAATTTTATGTTTTGACCAAAAATTAGACCCCTGCACCATTCTCTTTTTAAAAGTTGTAAAATATTATCGTTCATAAGTTTTTTTAATCATGCAAGTTTTTTAATTTGTAACCTTCTATTACTTTAGACATTTGCTCTTGGTAAAATGTTTCTGCAAGTCCAACATACTTTCCGTCTTCAACTGCTTGCTTGTAGTGGACATAGATAACCGCTCTCAATCTTTCTGCTGCAGTTTTCTGTCCTAGTTCTGGCTTAGCGTCTGGTATTTCTTGTGCGCTTGCTTCATGCTCTGTTGGTGCAAAGATTAGCCAACCTTCTGCTCCTTCAAGAGCCATAAGCGACATTGTCTCAGATGGAGTAAGCTCTCTTGTCTCATAGCTTAATTTTACGCTTCTGTCCTTTCTTCTAGAGATTGGGTTCAGCTGTGCTGGTAACGTTAGGATCATATAAGATTGATTGTTCCCATTCATGTAATGCACAGTCACCACAGTAGTCGTACGGTGTCTGTTTTATGTAGTTACATGGTAGTGGATGAGTGACTAAAAAGGGATGTCTTCTGTCTTAGCTTCACCTGTAAATTCTGACATATCAATTCCTTTACCTTCAACTGCTGGTGTGCTTACTTTAGCTTCAAGTGCATCAAGTTCTTTAACTGAAACAATTACATAACCTTCATAAGTCTTTCCTTCCCAAGTTCTTGCTTCTGCCATACTACCTGAAAAGTAATTTAATCCAGTCTCTGTCTTCTTGAACCAAAACTTTCCAGGATAAATCTTTACAGTTGCATCTTTGTTTTCTTTTGCAGATAAATCGTAGTAAGGATTTTTTTCATTAGCTTTTTCTGGTGCGTCTTTAGATTTGAATAATGCTAGGTTTGTGTATCGTGTGATTTTCATGTTGTTTAAAATGGCAGTCCTGCCTTATTATTAGTATTTGGAACGTCCACTTCATCTGAATGAGTGGTATCTGCATCATCGATCTTACCTGTGGGGATTAAGAACGTGTATAGTAGAGCGTACTTGAGAGCGTAGGTTGTTGCCTTACCAGCTCCCTTGTCTTGGTTGTCTACACCATGACCATAACCTGCTAGTTCGATTGACTCTCCACTTGAGTGCAGTAGGAGATATTTTGTAGTCACTTCTGTGAAGGTGGATTGCTTCTGTTTTCCACCTTCCTCCCATCTGTCAGTTGTAACTTTAGCTTGCACATCTGTAGGAACGATAGAAAGCCCATTTTTTACCATAGCAGGTTGCAGTACTTCCTTTACTACTTGGTCTGATACTCCCTTGTAAGAGTAGTTACCTGAGCCAACTGTCATTGACTTGTCGATACCTTTTACCTCTGTCATGACGGCAAGGATTGCTTTAGATATTTCTTTCATATTTTTATTGTTCACTTGGTAATTGTGGTTCTACTTCTATAGCTTCACTTGTTGTATAGGTTGAATTATATGATTCAAGACTTTCTTCCCTATCCCACTCTACACCGTGACCATCTACATTTAGTTGTAGACCTTCTTCACTTCTATTGTCAAAATGTGGATCAAAAGTCATATTAGAATGGTGATGTTATTTGATCGTTAATTTTTTCAGCTTCTTCTAACTTATTTTGTAGAACAACACTTAACTCTTCTGGAAAAAGGTTAAGACGTTCTCTTGTTGTGTAAAGCAAAGTATCTTCTAGTAAAGTAACTGCTGTGCCATCTGTTTTTGAATCAATGGCTGTGATGTACAACTTTATCATAATAAATTAAACAATTCTTTTAACGAGCCAACCTGAATTATTAGCTAATGTGTGTGTAGTAAATTTTTTACCATTTTTTAATGGGATTCTTGGCTCTGATTTATTTGTCCATTCTTCTTTTAAAACCTCTACAGATTCTCCAACTACAAGATTTTCCATTAATGCCCTTAAGATTGACACACAGTGTGATTCAACTTTACCTCTTGATAGTTCTTTAACTGCGTAGTTGTTAAATTCTGATATTGAAATTATTTTCATAGTATTAAGGAGTTGGTTATCTCTCCATGTACACAGTATATACCATGTGATAAGTTTTGCAAGTGGGTAACTGTGGAAAACTATTTTTTTATATACGTCCAAGAACCATTTAAAAGTACATAATTATAGTCATCTTTATTTATCACTGTGTACCAATTCCCCTTCCAGTAGTATTTTTTCATTTCTTCTTAAACGTGCATTTTACACATTGATAAACAAACTTATTGTCAATAACACCAGAGTATAGCTGGCTGCAAGACTTTTTACATGTATCACAAATATATGTCATAGTTGTTTATATTCTTTAAGCAAGTTCTCAAGAAAGAAAGTTGCATCTTTACCGCCCATTGTATCACCGTGTTTTATAATCCACCCTTCATCAGTCTGTGTACAACATTCTTCTAGGAAAGATAGCCCTTCTTGTTCTTTTTCTAACTTGGTAATAAATATATCAGACATTCCACCTCTATGTATATTGCATAACATACATTGTGGCCGTAGGTTACGAAGGTCATACTTATATTTTACCGATAGTGCTCCTTTTGGTTTGCCGTGGCCAGTATGCCAGTTAGAACCTTCTAAGTTAGAAGCTCCACACGTATAGCATTTATCTCCATGACGTTTTCTAGTGACACGTTTACATTCATTCCATACTTTATCCTCTAATTTCTTACGATCCGATTTCATTTCAAGTTATTAGGTATAAACAAGTCATACTTGTCATACGCTTTGTTACTTACGAATTTTTCTCTCATAATTCTTAAACCAGTAACATCTGACTTAGAGACAAATCCTTGATGGAATGCTTGCCAGTATCTTAGTAGTAATTTTCTATCATCGTTGTTAAATTCTGTTTTCATTTTTGTACTCTTATTGACCAATAAAACATCTTAGAGAAACCTGAATCATATCTCTTTGCTCTGTTGCCAGCATCTTTGCATACACTGAGTAGGTAGTATAGATCTTTAGTTTCTACGTGTGCTACGTCCATTCCTATTTTTGCTATGGTAACAGGCTTGTATTTGCTTCCTATCCTAGACATGTTTATTTGCTCTAGGAATTGTTTAAGTAATTCACCTCTTTCTGTCTGACGCTTAACTATCTTAGTATTTAGTTCAGCACCTAATTTGAATCTATCTAAAGTTGTTTGTGGTATTTCCATATCGTTAGCGTTGTTATCGCTAGATATATTATATACATAGTTCCTAGGTTTCTTGTGTGGATAAGTGAACTTTCAATTTTATCTAATAGTTCAAATTTATCTTCCACCCTTTTCCTTTCGATTAATCCCAGAAGCTTGGGTTCTTATGTTATCTGTACGGTGTTAGTAGATGTTGTTACCTCCCCAGAAGGTATACGTTACTAACTTAAACACTCCGATACTAATCAGACGACATGGACAGAGGGTGACAACTGTTTTTCCATGTTTTCGCATTAATACCTGAATGTTCATTTAAGATACATCTATGAAAGAGGGCAATACTCAGCTTCATACGTCGAGAGGAAGTCCTAGTTTACTATGTTCTTATCTAACCAGATTGTTAGGAACTCATAGAACGTGTTATATTGTCCCCCTTCATAAATGTACCTCTATTTCAAAAGACATAGTTTTACATCTGTAAGCCTTATTAGATGGTTCGTACAAGAATTTAAAAACAAAACTCCTCACAGTGAGCCACGAACTTACGCTCATGGGACTCTGTGAAGAGTCGAGTCATATCACTGGTAATATTTCTATTACTCTTAGAGTATAAACAACGTATTTAAAAGTGTATAGGGTGTGGATAACAAAAAACCACACATTGCTGTGGGGTTAGTTGTACTATTAATCTAGTCTTATTTATTTACCGCCACTTTGTATTTTATGTAAAAGAGTTGGACGGAGCTGGCTCTACACTTTTATTGTGCTATTTAATTATACAACAAAAAAACCACTTAGTCTTGTAAGAAGCATTAAATGGGAGAACCCATCGTTTAGCTACTGAGCAACCATACGGAAGCCCCATTAAGTGGAATTACTTTTTGTCTAGCCAACAGTTCGAACCGTTAGGAGCTTGCGCCCGCTAGATGCAGAGCAAGTCTTTCAACAATGCTCCGAGCCTTATCTACATTAAGTAGGTAGGTAATAGTTTTTACGAAACTAAAAAAACATTTATCACTCTACAAATATAATCTTCTATATGTCATATATTCGATTGATACACCGAGCCTAAATGGGATCACACCAAATGTCACTTTCGGCTACGTTAAGTATCATAATAGCCTACTCATCAGAGCCTTGTGCAACAGAATATAGTTCCGCCACTGGCTAGTAAACTCTTTAGCGAGAGGTCTTCTTAATTATAATACGGTATGCTATACTCTGCAAGTGATGAGTTTTTAGTATTTCTCGTCACATGTAATCTCTGAACGGGTTTACACTTTCATATCGTTATCTCACAGAGAAGCACTTTTACCAGAGAGTGCTTTTCTGGTATTTACTGTCCACAGTATAGGTTTTTGTCAAGTATCATGTTCTACTTATTTTAAAGACGTTATTGGACAACACATTTTAATATTAAGGTAGTCGTGTGATGAAGAGATATGTCACATAAACTAAGTTCAACAACGTTCTTTCAAAAGGAGTAAACTATGAACACCGAGCAACTGCGTAAGTTCTTGATTGATAATCAAGGAGAAACAAGGGCATGGTTGGCAAAGAAAACTGGCAGGACTACAAGAACGATCAACGAGCACCAAGCACGACTTCGTGATGAAGGTCTGATTGGTGAAGCACAAGGCCAAGGGGTCAAGAAAGCAGCACTTACTGATGAGCAACAGTTTGCGCTGGACATGGAGAAACTTCGTCTGAAGCACCAAGAAAAAGGTACTGACAAAAAGTACCAGATCGCTATGGCTGAAATCATGCGTTTGCGTGATGACATTGAAACCATTTCTGCATGTAAGGATGCTGTGAGCACTTACACGATTGAAAAGTCGAAAGGAACTGGTGGCAATGCTGTGGCAGTCGCTGTCGCCTCAGATTGGCACGTCGAAGAAAATGTGAAGCCAGAAAGCGTGAACGGTTCAAACGAGTACACGATGGCTATCGCAAAGAAACGTGCAGAGAAGTTCTTCCAGCACACACTGCAACTCGTGGAAAAAGAACAACAAGCGGTGAAGATCGACACACTTGTGGTTGCTCTCTTGGGAGATTTCTTCTCAGGGAACATCCATGAAGAGCTGCTTGCCGCATGTGAAGTCGGTCCACAAGATGCAATGCTGTTCGCACAGAACCTTATCGCATCTGGAATTGAGTTCCTCCTGAAGAACTCAAAACTGAAGCTGGTTGTGCCGTGTGCCGTTGGTAATCATTCGCGCATGACTCACAAGATTCACGTGTCGAATGAACAAGGGAACTCGCTTGAGTGGGCGATGTACAACTTCTTGGCGAAGTACTTTGCAAAAGAAAAGCGTGTGACGTTTGTTCTGTCCAGGTCTTACCACAACTACGTCGATGTGCTTGGACACACGATTCGTTTTCACCATGGTCATGCAATTCAATACGGTGGTGGATTGGGTGGCATTACCGTGCCAGTCATCAAGGCCATCAACCGTTACAACAATGACCGAAAAGCGTATCTGGATGTCTTCGGGCATTTCCATAATCGCATTGATGGTGGGCAGTTCATTGTCAACGGTTCTCTCATCGGGGACAGCCCATACGGGAAGCGTCTTGGTTTCACTGGACGACCTGAGCAAGCATTTTTCCTGATTGATCAGAAGCGTGGCAAAACTGTAGTTTGTCCTATTCTTGTTGAGTAGGTGGAGTAGCTTCGGCTACTCTTTTTTTCATTAACTAAAGGAAATACATGGACTCAAAGCAAACAAACCCAAAAGACTCAATCGGTATTCGTAAAGTTCCAATGCACGTTGTGTCTATGCCAGTTGTCATGGAAATGGCACTGGGTATGGCAGAAGGTGGGCGCAAATACGGCTCACACAACTATCGTGTAGCTGGTGTTCGTGCCTCTGTTTACTACGATGCAGCAATGCGACACCTCATGGATTGGTGGGAGGGTACTGATATTGACCCAGATTCAGGCATCTCACACATTTCAAAAGCGATGTCGGCACTTCATGTGCTGCGGGATGCAATGATGAACGAGATGTGGGAAGACGATCGCCCACCGAAGTTCAAAGACGAAGAATGGATCAAAAAAATGAATGCAAAGATGGGGGAGATAATCGACAAGTACCCAGATTGTGTCCAACCATTTACGGAGAAACATCATGGCGAGAACATCTAAAGCGGATAAGGAAAGAACAATCAAGATCGAGAAAGCAATACGCCTTGTGTGGGGGTCACTTGAATCCCATCTGTACTACACCCACGATGGAGAGCTCGCTCGATCCGAAAATCATCAATTCCACAAAGACTGTGTTAAGGAGTACAGTGAAGTCATTCAAATCCTTGCAGACTTGCTGTAATCTACTGAACAAATCAAAACCACCCGTAATTGGGTGGTTTCTTTTACGAGTGGTGTTCAAGGAACTCCAGCACGTATTTTGGAATGACAGCGTTCAGCCTGTATTGGCAAACATCATTCACACAGTTATGAACTTTCTTGTACCGCCAAAGATAGGCAGCTTGGAAGAACTCAATTTCTGTGCGACGAGATTGCGCAATGGCCGCCTTGAGTTTGTCATGTGAGGTCATTTTGCCTCCGCTCCTGGCTGTCGCGTTGCCAGATCAGCTTCATCTCTTCGGCCGTGTAGTCCTGTTTCAGACCACTGACCGAGTAGACGGCGAGCACACCGTTGTTGTCCACGGCAGCGATGTAGTACTTTTCGTCCTTCTTGAGAACGAAGCACACATACGTCATGTCCACGAACTTGCAGTGGCCCTTGCCGATTGCTTCTGAACCCTTCAGGTCAACCTTCGGCTCGAAGGCGTGAACTGCAAAAGGGAACAGAGCAGAAACCAAAAGCAAACGAACGTTCTTGACCATGATCAGTCCTTTCGCCGATGACGGCTGTGGGGTGGGGGAATGTCGAGGATGATGTACACCCAAGCGAACCAGAAATAGAACATGTCTTCTCCTAGTGATCGTTGTCCATGTCTTCAGCCAAACGCATCAAAAGCTCTTCTTCCGAATGCCCTGGAAACTTTGGCTTCTTAGCGAACTCGTCTTCACACACTTTCGAGCAAACGCCACCATCGCCATGACGGCCATAGTAGCCTTTGTCGATCTCTGTGCCACATACGAGGCATGGAGAGAGTGCGACGGAATCACGGTGCTCAGCTTGTGCTTCATGAAGTTTCTTAGCTCCTTTCATGATTACTCCTTGTGAAAGAATGGCGAGGGGTGGAGATTTAAACTCCTATAGAACTTAATCCCCCTCTTAGATATATCCTCAACCCCACACTTATTAATAATGATGTAAATTAATTTATAAGTGGGGAATAGAAGAAATATCTTCTATCGTGTATACTAGCACACGTTTTAATTTTTACCTGTGGAAAACTTTTTGTAACAGGTGTACCACATTCTTGGCGCATCACCACTAGCAATGTGTTTAGCCATAAAGTTTATTGCAAACTCAGGGTCTTCTGCTTGTTCACGTGTAACGTCGTGAGCTTTTAGATTAATCTGGCTCAACCCGATACTTAACTCTACTCCAGGTGTGTCATTAACTGCGTAACGATTGTACGAAGATTCACACTTGATTAAGCTATTCATAAGGTCGGGTGAAACTGACCAAATTTGAGCATATTTATCGATAAGTAGCTGGTAATCGTTTTTAACATTTTGTGTGCCTCTAATGTCAATTTTTGACGTAATAACGTGCTCCACAACTGGTTTCTTCTCTGGTTCTGGCGCATAGCTAGCGTAAACAGTAATTTGACTCAGAAAAGCAAAGGAAAGAAACAAAATTTTAAGTACTCTCATAAGAGAAAACAGTTAGTCGGTCAATCTCATTATCCTTAGCACCAACGACTATGAAGGTGTGGACTTTTGCATTTACAGGGTATCTTTTAATTATACCGTCTTACCCTAGTTCTGTAACTTCCGCATCCACAGTTTGTGTGGTATTACGAATACCTAAGAAAGTAACATCTCCTTTCTGGTAACGATGAAGATAATTTAAAAGTGTACCTAAAATCATAGCCACAGCACCCATAAGTTCTGCAAGTTCATTGATTTCTATTTTAATATCAAAATACCCAAGTACAACAACAAGAGCACCAGCAAGAGAAAGAAAGTTAGTTTTTTGTGTTGTTGAGATCATAATTAAAGTATACCGTACTTTTTTAGAGATGCAGTTGTTGCCGGGCCAATTTTAGGGTATGGCTGTAAGCCTTCTGCTTTCTGGAACTCTGATAGAGCTTTAAGGAAAACATCTACGTGATTACTACGTACGCCAAATTTTGTTAGGTCAACTCTCCCCTGTTTAAAATCATCTAATGAATATCCTGCTGTGTACTGTAAGTGAGGGAGGTCAAGGAACGATGTCCAGTAAGCCCCAGCTTCAAATCCACAACTAACACCAATATCAGCAATCTTCATAAAAAGCTTTTTGTCATTCCATGGGATATTACCATTTACAACAGGTGCAAAGTCTAAAGCTACTTTGTAGTTATGTAGGCTATCACCAAACCTAGCATTAGTCACAACATTGCCAGGAGCTGTTCTGCCTTGAGCATAGAGTGCATTCTGTTCTTCTTCATTTCGATACGTTGAGGTGATAATTACGTTATACCCAGCTGCTTTACACTTTGACAGAAAAAGCCCAGTCATTTCTTGTACTTTTGGGTGTAACAAAGATACGTCTTTCATTTCCAGAAGTGACTAATGAAAAAAGATACCGCACCAGATACCCCCATAACAAACCATTTTGACTTCTTAAGGTCGTCCACATCTTGTTTGATTGTAACGAAATCAGACATATCTACCTTGTTTTTTATAGAGTCTTTCATCTCCCTAAGTTCTTCTTTTATTGTCTCTATATTTGATGCCATTACCTTAAGTAAAGCAAAATCATCTTTGTCCATAAATTATTTATGTACTAATTATAAAATACAGAAATAACTCCGTCTAATTATGGCTATTATTTAATTTTAGATGACATAAAAAGCGTCAATTATTCTTGGCCAACAAAGATTCCGTCTTCATTGTAGAGAAAACCGCCAACATTAATAACGCCATCTTCAACCACTGTAAAAACAATAACTTCATCACCAAGGCTTACAGATGTCTCACCAACTTCGTAACCTCCGTAGTTTCCTCCTGTTAGTTCCATATTATTCCCAGTAAGCGTTAATACCCACCACTCCACGGAATGTTTCTGTTGCTGTTGCTGTTCCTAGTGGCATTTTAAGAATGATATGGACGTATGTACCTGGCTCGCATACTACAGGAGCGTCTAGGTTCGCGTCGATCGGTTGTGCAAGAGCCCCAACCGCAGAACCAACAATAAGAGACTGAGCCCCGAGAGTAATACGCTTAGGGAGACGAGTTGCTGCACCGTCTGTGGTTGCAAGTGATACTGCTGTACTACCGACAGCAAGACTCCATTGGAAAACTGTTGGTGTTGTTGCTACTGCTACTACTTGGTTCCATAGGTCTATTTGCACACCACGGATTACTAGGTTACGACCTGTAATACCAGTTGTAGGTGCAGTGTTTAGGAAGGCAAAGAGTGCATAGTCTGTTTCTGCTCCTGCTACTGCTGCAAACACGAATTGACCACCAAGTGTTGCGTACCCTGCGGTTGTGTTAGAGAGTGTTGCTGTTGCTGGTACTGCTGAGTTGGCGCTGTTTGCTGTAAGACCTGCCGCGCCTCCTGATGGGTATACGATGCCCATGAGTCCTTGCCCTGCTTTGTTTGTAGCCCAGAGGCGGTTGTTGTCGATATCTACAGTTGCCACAGAGTAATTAGCAATCTTAGCTTGGATAACTGCTGATGTAACCCCTGTGTGGTGGTGACGTACTGCCCAAGGAAGAGAGCCTGCATACACTACAGACCCAGAGTTTGTTGGTCGGTTTATTGTCCCGTAAAGAACATCATCAATCCAGTATTCAACTTGGTGGTCAGTAAGCACAAGAATGAAGTTATAAACTTGGTTTATTGTGAACGAGAAGCCAGAGAATGCAGATGTTGTTGTCTCTGTTCCGTTGTTGTTTATCACACCGAAGACACCAGATGAGTTTACTCGAAAGTATGCGCCGTCTGTAGGGAGCGATGTAGATGCTGCTGCTGGAGTGAACATTCCAACATCAAGAGTCCAGTTAGTCACTGGTGTGTTTGTTAGAGCAAATGCTGTCTCACAGTAGATACCTCCTTGTCCTTGGATTGGGAAGTGTCGGTATGTAGATACTTGTACTCCAGTTGCTGTAGTTGTTACAGAACCACCGTTAGTGTTGAGGAACCCAGACGCCCATGTAGCGGTAAGTGTGTTTGATGTGTACTTGTGCTTTGTAAAGTTTTGAGCAACATAGTTGAAGTTTTCATCATCCCATACAGCGTCGACACCCATACGAAGACGGTAGTCAGACGATACTTCTGGGGAGCGAAGCAACGCTGTCCCTGTTTGTTCTCCAGGGTCGTTTTCTGAAAAAACACGTACGGCCCCGACATTGCCTGGATTGGTTGATACATCTGTTTCTAATGTTGTTTTTAACTGATTAGAAGCATTTACCTCTGCGATATTTCCACTGCTGTTTCCTACGATTTTTATTGACATATGTTAATTATAAATTACATTATTAAAACTGATAAGTACACTTGTACTTCCCAAAAGTTAAATTTGGCGCCCGCACACTGATATCAAACCCAACCCCGTTTTGGACGTTAGTAACATAAGGTATTAACCCCTCTGCCATGTAATCGTCTGGATCATGGTCTGTAGTTGCTAAGGCATACATAGACACAGATGGGTAAGAGGTTGAAGTCACTGTCGCATCAGCAACAGATACTGTAGCAATATCTGACTGTGTTGTATTAGCCCCAAAGTCTACTTCTACAATTCCTTTAGTTAGGCTTCCACCGCCACCTGCTGGGGTAGCCCAAGTATTGTCACCACGAAGAAATGTTGATGACGATGGTGTTCCTGTGGCTGAAAGTTCTGTAACGCCAACAACTCCTGCATCTATATTCCAAACTGTACCACTACCGCTTACTGTGATGTCTCCTTTGTCTCCATCTGAGATACCTCCACCAGAAGCTGTGATGGTTAATTCATTTGTTCCAGCGTTTGTAGTTAAAGTTATGTTAGACCCAGCAACGAAAGTAAGTGTATCGCCTGTTCCAGTTGGGTCGAGGTCTGACTGACCAGCTACTGCAATTGTGCCGTACATTAATTGATCGCCAGTATTTGTACCTGTTGCAGTTCCACCACCAGTTGCAATATCGTTATCAGACAAAGCTGTGTTTAACTGAGCAGTCGTAAATGAACCAAGAGCGGTAGTATTAGAGCCAGCAGAAGCAGTGATTGCTCCAGTAAGTGCTGCGCGTTGGAGTAAGGGAGTCGCGTCTACGTATGTCAGTGAGGAGTCTACCATCGCCCCTACAGCATCTTGAGCAAGTTCATCTGTATACTGGGTGACATCTCCTACATAGAGAATATCCCCGTCAGTAACTGCGGTGTTAAATTGTGCCTTAGTACCTGTTATCCCAACGATAGATGTTTGATCACCAGTGTTAGTCCCAGTAACAGAACCATTTAAAGTTCCAGAAGTAATAGTCGCTCCGTTGATAGACGTTGCGGTAGCTGCACCAAGTGAGGGAGTAACAAGAGATGGTGAAGTAGCAAACACCAAAGCACCTGAGCCTGTCTCGTCACTTATTACGTTTTTTAGTTGAAGAGAGGTTGTAGCGGCAAATTGGGACAATGGAGCGGAAGTAAGAGCGTCCCCGCCTCCTGCAACAGTAGCAAACTCTAGAGCTGTCTCACCTGCATTTACTCTTACGAACTTAGTTCCTTGTCCTGTATAAGATGATGGTGCATCAGTAAGCCCAGTGAATGTTGAAGAGCCTGAACTTGTTCCACCACCCATATTAAAGTAACCACCTGGTCTTGGCTGGCTATTGATACCATCTAAAACAGCTTGCTCTAAACCTTTAATAGCCTTAGCGCTTAATCTTTTTGTTCCTTTAAGAGACTCAAGCTTTTCTACAATTTGATCTGGTGTATCTGGTGATCCATCTTTGCCATCAATTCCATTTACTCCATCTTTCCCATCTGTTCCGTTTAATCCATCAATACCGTCAATTCCTGTATCTCCTTTATCACCTTTGAGTTTCTTTCTTGTCTCTTCATCAATCTGTAAGTCGTACTCTAATAAGTCTTTTTTTTTAGTCTCAGTCAAGAGTTCATCTAACTTTTCATTAATAGGCGTAAGGTCTACTTCTGGTATTTCGATAGGTTCAACTTCTGGGAACTCTATTTCTTTTGCGAGAAGAGCGTCTACTTTTTCTTGTAAAATGATTGACTCTTTAAGAGTAGCCATAGGAACAGAGCCGTGGTCTACGATAGACTTTGCTGTCTTTCTAGCTAATGCAACTCTTATAGAATCATCGGGTGTCATGTGTACAGTGTAGGGTACGGATAATTTATCCACAAGACATGTGGACAATACTATGGTAGAGTTGTGGAAAGAGCAATAAGCTCTATAACGATATGACAAACTTTTTAATCTGGTTATTAATTACTTGTTTTTTCCCATGGGTTGGTATCCCTTTTGCGATAGGATGGCTTATCTGGGATATCTGGCTTAGGTAATTACTTCTTTTTTGAACCTTCTAACTTACCTGTAGTTGGGTTTTTAATAAACCTTGCCTGCATTTCTTTTACAGCTGGTGTAGACATAGCTTTTTTCTTTGCGTCTAGATTGTATTGGCTTATAACTCTTTTACCATTTTCAATAATGTCGTCTACATTAGCCTTGGTTACAACCCCAACAGTTTCTCCAAGATCACTTAAGGTTGACGCAATATCCTCAGCAATTAATATTTTGCCATCTACAGTTTTTGTTTTACCAGCAACTTCAATGTCAGATTTTAATTTACCAAACCAATCTTCTGGGTTAAGAGAAATCATTCCTTTTTGGCTTTTTGAAATTTTCTTTACAATACCGCCAACTGGGGTGTCCGCTGCTTCAAACATTTTAGAAATAGCTCGGTTAGGATCGTTAAGATGTTTATACAAAGCTGCAATAGCTTTCTGTGTGGCCCCACTTGCAACCATTGCTGGGTTAAGTGACATAATACCATTGACAACCTGTCCTCCTGAAAGGATATCTGTAAAATCAATTAATCCTTTAGCATTTTTACGAGCTTCTTTTAATGATGCTTTGATGACATCTCGTTCAATAGCTTTTAGCGCCCCGTATTGATTCTTTAATGCTTGATATTCTGCTCCTGTTAGTCCAGAAATACCGTCATCAAGTGCTTTACGCATGTTATTTGCTACAACAGAGTCAATAGCTGCGTTAGAAGCATTATCATAGGTTGGGTTGCGGTAGAAAGCTTCAAGAGACTTGTTATAGTTTTGTACAACGTCTTGTGCTGTTTGTGCGTCTATTTTGCCAATAGTTGAAAGGCGGTCTTTAAGGTTTTGAGCATACTGAACAGCATTAGGATTGGTAATAGCAAGTGATTTATTACCAATGATAGAATCAAGCTCATTGGATATTGGTGTTACGTCTACTTCAAGCCCTTGCGCCCCTGCCTTTTTAGCAAGTTCATCGTACTGCGTAAATATTGTCTTTTTAGTTTGTTCTACAGCATCATTGAGCTGGGTAATATTTTTAGGTGTTTGACCTGCAATAATTTCACCAGTTTCATCTGTAAAGTTTAGTTTGTCTTTATTTGCACGAATTGTTTTAACTGCACTTACTACATTATCATTGTATCTATTTAAAAGATTTGGTGTAGTTTTGCCTGGTAGAATTGGTTTAACCCCTTTTGTAAATTCTTTTACTATTTGTGATTCAATAAACTTTTCAGACGGATTAAGCTTATTATAAGCTGCTTTAACTCCACTGGCAGCACCAGGAATTACACCTCCTATTGTTCCTCCAGTTACTCCGCCAATAATACCCTGACCAATGGCTTCAGGTACTGATTCTCCCTCTTGTAATGATCTTCCAGCTCCAGTTAATGCCCCTGCAGCAGCTCCTGCTTGTATACCTTTTGCGACTTTAGTTAGTACTTTAGCCCCTGTCCCAACAGGAACAGCAAAACTACCTACGTCTAAAGCTGTACCAGCAACATCTTTTGCAAGTTCTCCACCTTGCAGTTTTTGTCCATCACGATACCCCAATGCCTGTACTTCATTCCCAAAAAGGCCTGTTCTAGTAGCTTGGTCCTGACCTGGCAAAAGGTTTAGAACTCCGCCACCAATTCTTTCAAAAGGTTTGATAATTTCTCCTGCAATCCCAGCTGCTTTTTGCCCAATAGTTTCTTGTGCATCTTGGGTTACTGGCTCTCCCCTTAATCTTGCAAGACGAGAATTAACATCCATACCAGAAGAACTACCAGTATTTAAAGTGCTAGGGTCATACTTATATTTGTTTCTTATAGCCTGAATTTCTTCTTGTGTCATATTAATTTTCTACTCCTAATATTTGTAATATTTCACTGCCCTTAACCCCGTCAACAATTAATTGTTCAATCATCTGTTGTGTCTGTGGATTTTTAACCATATATTCACGCACTTGGCTGTCTGTGACACCGATCTCATCGTTTATCTGATTAATTTGGTTTGTTAAATCTTGGTACATAGGAGCAAACCTTGAGACGTCTAGCTTAGAAGCTGCTGCTGTATCAAGTTGTGCTTTAACTCCATTTCTTAGTGCTGTAAGAGTCATCGCTGTTACCGCTGCATTTTGTGAATTTGGAGAAGACAAGTTACCGATTACTTTTTTATAATTTGAAATATCTGCGTCTGTTAGTACACCAACCTCACCAAAAGTTCCACGTGCAACTTGTGGGACCAATGCCGTAATTTGTGCTTGGATCGCACCAGCATTAGCATCTTGCCCAAGGGCGGCTTTTATTTCTTTTACTTTTCCTCCAAAGAAAGATGTTTGGTCTTTTTGTAAAGCTTTTGATAAATTACCTAACTGCCCGACAACTGCAAAAGATTTAGATATTTTCTCACGCTCACCAGCTGAAAGACTTTCTTTATTTACTGCGCTTGCAGCAAGATTTTGTATAAAATTAGCATTTGAGCCAGTAGGAGCTGTAACCTGTGGAGCTTTGCCCAGTTCCTTAATTTCTTTCATTGTCTTCTGGTAGTCTGCATCATTTTTTGCAATAGTGCTTCTTTTTACTAAATCACCAAGATAGTCTCCTCCGTACTTACCAAGAGTAATGGCTACTTCAACAGATGATTTCCCTTCTGCTTGTAGCTTTTTTGCCTGACTAAGAACTGATGCCGGTGCGTATGGTGATGCATCGATAATTAGTTTAGCTACGTCTTTCTCATCTGCCATTTTTCTTTCTTCATCTTTTAGCTGTTTATTAAGACGAGCAGTGGTAGCGTCTGCAAGTTTCTTTTCTGCTGTAGTTAAATCAGCTCTGATGTTCTCTAGATTTGTTTTCTTAGCATTAATTTCAGCGATGGTAGTGTCATACTTGTACGCGATCATTTGGTCTGCTTTACTTTTAGCTGTTTCATAGTCTGCCTTAGCGATAGCGGCCTGATATGCGTTAGAAGCTAACTGAATAGCGTTATCTCGGAGTTGCTTTGTTTGCAGTGGTGCAATTCCTCTGTCAGTTCTATCGAGGCCGATTGATTGGTTCTGTATTTGTAAAGGAATCATATCTCTTGTATACCCAAGACCGAGAGATTCTGCGTTTAGACGGTTTAGGATAGAGAGTTTGTCGTTTACACCTGTATTAGCATATACATCCCCAACAGTACTATTTGCTAAGTTGCTACCACCTGCGTTAAGAGTGCTTGCAAGTCTGTTTACGTCAGTATTTGCAGCTGCCGCCTCTGCCTTCTTTTGGTCTGCAATGTCTTGCGCTTGTTTCTGAGCATCTGCAAGGGCATTTTGTGTGTAAGCAAGGTTAGTATTAGAACCAGAAACCATTCCATTTACATCATAGTTTGGCTGTACAGGGTTAATACTTTTAGTCGGAGTAGCCAGCGAACTTGTTGGGACTGTTGTTGGTATTGAAGCAGAATACTGAGATGGGGTCATATTAGTTGACATCCCGTTTATAATTACATTGCCGCTTGCGTCTAGTGGTTGTGCCATATTCCTAGTGTAAATTACATTATGCTGTTAGTCCAAGATTTTGGAGTGCTGTTTTAATCTGTCCAATAGAAGTTCTTGCTGATATATCAATAGCATCTGTAGATGAACCACCTCCACCACTCGGTGAGGTAACTGCGCTTTGTTGTGCTACTGGTGTGACACCAAAAAAACCAAGAACAGACTGAGTAAACGACATACCACCTTGTGCAACAAGTGTCTTGTAGTAGACTTTCTTATCAGGGAAATCGCCAAGAAAATAGTTTCTTTTTAGATTGTCTAAATCCTTTTTCATTTGTTCAAATTCTGTCTTTTCTTGTGGACTCATATGTTTTTAATTACGTCGTAAACATACTTAAGTTCCTTCACGCGCACATCGCCAGTAGTTTGAATAACAAAAGTGTATTCCTGACCATCTAGGAATGTCTGGCCATTTTCTTGTCCTCTTTCTATGTATGAGTAATTACCCTGTAGGGTATTAGTTTTTGTTAGTATGCTTTTAAGTGAAGACCTATCACCCACATGATAACTTAGGTTTACAGATGAATCCCCTGCATTGCCATCGGTAAGGCCAACCCTATAGGAAATACGAATACCAGTTGGTTTTTTATCTTCTAACCTATCCTCTACGTCCATATTTGTGTTTACAGAACAGGTGTACACATTTGTTACGTCAAAAGAACTTTCGTCTGTTCTTGACAAATAATCGGTGCTACTATCTGTATACGCAATGAAAAACACGTCGCCAACAATAGATATACCGTTTATTGTCCCTACAATGTAAGAGCCCGTAGGTGTTATATATCTCTCCTTAGAAACATAGTACTGCCCCCTTTTATTCTGCCCAAAACAATAGATCGTGTTGTCGTTATCAAAACCAAAGTATAAACGGTCTATTGTTTTTGCTTTGTACGGTCGAAGAACATTTGTATCAGTGCGTACAAAAGACTTTAATGTTATAGGATACCCCCCAGAATATTGTTTAACTGTATATGTGTATGTTGCTATTGTATCAAAACCAGAAACTTCTTTTTTTGTAGAAATTCCAATAAGAGTGTCATTATAGTTTTCTAATATTTCAATTGATTCACTCCCCCAGTTTATTTTACCCTGCGAAGTTGTTAGCCCTGTATCTCTATTCCATATAAAAACCATAGAATCACCATTGCCCGTTACTGGTTTACATGCTACCGCAAGGTCACCTCCATAGCTGGTTATGGATGTTATAACCCATTTTGAAGAAAATACGAAGACATTTGGTGTAAGATTTGTCCCGTCATATGTTGCTATCGTATTTGCAGCTGCAAGGTACATTATATTGTCTTCTGGGTGAACAAACGGTTTAGCAACAAAGTTGTCTGCGTTAGGAGCACCAATAGTACCGACAATAGTGAATGTTGTTCCAGAGGTAAACTTAATTAGGTTAGGTTGGATAGTACACGCATAAGCATCTCCTCTAAACTCCACAAGGGTACCATTTGCTGGTGTTGCGCTTCCACCTCCACTAGTAGATACAACCTGTGTCCATGCAGTAGAAATAGATGTTGATTTTGTGAAGAAAGATGCGGATGTATCTACTGCTGATTTTCTACCCCACCCAACCAATTTTGTGGTTCCTGAAAAGTTTATAGGTACAACATCAGTAATACTAAAATGGCCAGTTTCATTAACTTGATCTGGTATCGCGCGCAGTGTATATTCATCTGTGTATATATCAAACCCAGAAGAAGATTCACACTCATTAGTCGCGTGTGTTCTTATATCTTGCGCAAGTCCTCCATCCCATTTGTTTTGTATTGCTTTAGCCATATTATAAGCATTTTTCGATAAAGTACATTCTTACTGCTGATGTGGCACTAGCAGCAGCAGTATCCATTTGTGCTGTAATCGTTATGTTTTGTGAAGTTGTACTGTCGATTGATGAACTACCCTTTAGAGCCCCCGCAATAGGAGAAAATGATGTGCCAGTCTGCGTGTATAATACAAATCCCTCTTGAGAAGAAGTGCTCCCTGCAGCAATTAAAGAAAAGTCTACAGCAAATGTCGCAGTAAAGGAAGGCGTCCCAGTAACACCAGAAGTGCCGAAAGAGGCAATTGTCGTACCACCGTATTTAACTCTAAAAGTACAGTTAACGTTTGCTGTCGTAATTACATAATCAATTAGTGCTTTTACTTTAACAACCTTACTTGTTCCGAGAGTTCCCCCAGCTAGAGAGTAAGTTACTAGTGTGTTTTCAGCAGAACTGTTGTTAAACGTTGTATCAGAAGCACTTGATGTTAATAGTTTTGAAACATTTGTAATCCCAGACCCATCAAACACAGGTGTACTTGCTGCAAGCGCAGCAGGAGTGATAAAAAGTTTAGCCCCCGTGCCTCCTGTTGACGCACCAGACGTTACTTCTGCTGATGTAGCTTCTTCACTTACACCAGCAACAGTTGTACTTGCATTTGCCACTGATCCAGAAACATAAGACCCACTAGCTGCTAGAAAATCAGTTGCTGAACCGCCAGTCTGTAGAGTAACACCATTTACTGTAGATGTAGTTACTGTCGCGCCTGTGATAGTTGGTGCAGTTAGTGTCTTATTAGTGAGTGTCTGTGTAGCTGTCTTACCTACTGCTTTGTCGGTAGAGGTAACTTCTCCAAGCTTATAATCATGTGAAGTGGTAACGGCAGAACTGTCTACACCAACCTTTGCTTCAATAGCCTCTAAAGCATCTTGGATATTCTGGTGTGCGGTAACATGGTTAGTAGCTAACGGGGTTGAAGCAGCTTCTACAGGTATTGTTGTTGAGTTATCAAGAGATGAGGGGTAGTTAGTAGCCATATAGTTACAGTGTAAATGACATCTACATCATCATCAAGAAAGAATTACGCGTTGAAGATGTGCCAGCAGCCTCTTTTATCTCTACAGCGGCAGAAGTCCAGTTACGACTAGAACTAAGAGTACTTGTCATTGTTGTAGCCCCTGCTGTTGTGAAAGACTTATAACTGCTACTTGACCCTTCTGACCCATATGCAGCATCTTGTAGGTCAGATACTTCTGTTTGTGACCCGCCGACTGTAGTTATGTTAGACCCTCCATTTCTGTAAAAAGCATCAAATATGTATGAATTATTTGCAGTAGTAGTAATAGAGGTAGACACGGCTGTTCCAGCAGAGCCACCATCATTGCCAGTTCCAGTTGCCCCAAAAGGACTAGAGTGAGCACCAGAAAATGATATCAAGGCAAACGTTGGAGCATCATTACCTGATAAAGTCCAAGACACAGTGTTAGACCCAGTTGCTGGAGATGCCAAGCCATATAAAAATGTTTTATGGTTAGAAGAATTTGTAGAAGTTACAAGACTTGTCAAAGAAACTCCATTATAAGTAAGGGATGATACTGTTCTATTTCTAAAACCAGAAATAGAAATAACAAGTGCATTACCAGCTGTGTTTGTGAACGAAAAGCTACCAGTACTCTGTTCTGTCCCTGGCCCTGCGTTGCTCCCTGTTGAGTCTACTGTTATTGCCATATGTTTATCCAGCTACAAAGCTGTATTGTCTATTAGTTGCTGAACCGCCAGCAGAAACTGGGTTAATAGGAACTGCTATCGCGTACCAGGTTGCTGATCTGTTAACTGTCCAAGAAACGGCACCTGTTGAAGCTCGGTAACCGTGCATATACCATGTCCCCCCAGTACTATAGTTGTCTAACTCAGTTCCTGCTGTAGAAGTTGGGGTAGCTGTAACATACCCGTGCCAAACAGAAGCATCTACCATCCCATTTGTCGGACATGTTATTGAACCTGTTGTCGGAGAATAATTACTTGCTGTGTTTTGTACAGCTGTTCCAAAAGGAGTGGTTTGATCAACATCCGTGTAAGACGACACTAGTGCTGTACCATTACTGTAAGCTGACCATGTGAGCACAACATTATTAGCTCCTGTTGACTGGCCTGCAAGTGTCCATAAAACGTTTGTTGCATCCCCAGAAAAAGCTGAATATTTTGTCAGTGACGTACCAGCATAAGTAACCCCAGTTGCAGGTTGGCTGGCAATATGACTTTTTACCAAAATGGCTCTGTTGGCTGAAGTACTAGAAGTGTAAGAAAAAGTACGAGAATACCCATTCCCCCCAGAACCTATTGCATGATTATCAAGTGTTACTGCCATATTATTTTCTATTTACTCCAGTTAATGTATCTAATGCTTCTTGCGTCAGGTAAATGTCTGTCCCGCTTACAAGAAATTGCTCTTTAGGTAATATCTTTACTGCGATATCCATTTTTGCCCCGAGCCTATCTGACCCAAGCCCGTAGTTAACAGCTAATTCCCCCTCTTTGGTCACAAAAGCCTGCTTATAAAGTAAAGAACGTGCAGTCATTGATGTGAAGTTATTAGCCCACTCATCTTTTGTCACACCGATCGGAGGTGAATCTGGTGATAACCTACACTTTAATTCTTCTTCGGGTGAGATTTTAAATTCTCGGTTAATTGACCCGTCTCTATTATAGACTGTAACTTGACCATATTTTATAGAGTTATCCGTTAGCTCTAGTTCAGTTAAAATGTTTGGTTGCATACTTAAAAGTTATACTGTTTATAAACATCGGCCCACCCACCGAGTATATCTCCCCAATTTTCTTTTACTGGTTCGACCTTACTCCTAATACTATGGAGATCACCCATACCCCACACACTGTCATCTTCCCACACAACTTGCTCAACATTTTCAAAATCATGGTTAAAGTATTCCTCTCCTAAAAAATCATAGATTCTCTTCATCTCAGCTTCTGGATCAGATGTTAATTTTTCAAAATGAACAAAATATAGTCTGTCTGCCAACCCTCTTAGGAGAGCATCATTTATCCTATTGTAAGCAATCCCAAGTGGTGAGTTATAAGACAGCCAAGTTTCACACCTACCCTGTATGCTCTGTGTTTTAAGGAACATTTGTTGGTCAAGTTTGTTCCCAGCCAGATAGTTTTTCCTATTTAGTTTTTCAAAAGAAGCAAGAACCATTCTCATATCTCTAACAGGTACAAGAATTTTTACTTTCCTTCCAAGGATATCTTCCAATAGCTCAATCCATGAAACCCACCCACGACATTTATCAAATATAATTTTGTCTGTTCCGTGAAAGTTTTCTAGGACAGCTTTTAGTACCCTTTTTTTAGAATCGTCTGTATCTTTAAGTTCTGGCATTGCATCCCACTGATTTCTAACAGCCGACATTATATCCATAACAGCGCTAGTAGACGTTGCGTGGAAACGAGGATTTTGTGCAAGAATGTTACAGAGGAGTGTTGACCCTGAACGTGGTAGACCTGAGATAAAGTGAATTTTATCCATATTATATTTCATAAGGGTAATCTTCCCCCTCTTTTCCTCCTTCGAGGTAGATAAACCTACACCGTGTTACCCTCTGTACTTCTTTTCTCAAATCACGATAAGGACAGATTGTGGCTACAATAACATCGAATCCTTGCTCATCAAGCTCTTTCGCCATCCTTGCTACGCGCATGTTATGTTCCCATCTATCTTCCTTAGAAAACCTCATCCCTGGCCACACAGACCTCATAGCATCGCCGTCGAGAATAACCTCATGCTTACGCATTTTCTTTGCTAGAGTTGTTTTCCCAGACCAACTATTCCCTGTTATCCAGATTATTGACATATTATTTTCTTAATGATCTCCAAATCTCTTCAAATACATAGTATTGGAGTAATTTAATAAACTCTAAACCAAGTGATAGTTTAAGTGCCGATTGCACATCGCGTGTAATAACAAGAGCTATCGCCAGTAAAATTACGATTGAGTAGATTCTGTATACGATTGTTTTAGATAGTAGTAGCATTTTGTGCGCGTATTTTAGTTGCTGATATTGATTCTGTTTCTTCGTCTAGCTTAATTTCTCGTATGCCCCATCCAACCTTACGACCGTACACAACATCTTCAATATCAGGAATAGAAATAATCTTAACCCTATCATCGTCAGGGAAAGCGTCTCTCACCATTTTTATTCTTTCTTCTATGGTATATGGATCTGTATCCTGAATTGGTGTATCCCGCAACGCAACTACAATATTCTTTCCTTCATCAAGAACTGTTTGAAACAATTTCTTATGACCGTCATGTAGTGGTTGATACCTACCTATAAATAATGAGTATCTCATATATTATGATTTAGTTATTTCTAGTGTGAAGCTTATGTACTTAGCTGTTGCCACCGAAGTAGCTTGCACAATGAAAACATCATTTGATGTAACTGTTGTAGTAGTAAAGTCTGATACTGTACTGCTACGTACAAGTGTACCAGAAGATAGGCTAACACCGCTAGTGGATATAACATCAGATATTGTAGGGATGGCTGTTCCAGTAGCTTTCTTCCATGTCTTAATAGTACATGTTCCTGCATCTGCTGCAATGGTGTAGCCAGTGATTGTGCCAGCGAATGTACAAGGAACTGCAAATGAAGTAGCGTTTGCTGAGATAGCGTTTACTCCATCCCCAATAATCATTGTTATTTGAGCTATCTTGTTGTTACTTACGTTCATTGATACTCCATCTGTACCAGTGAGTGTTACAGTATTACTTGCAGTTAGGGTCTTGCCATCAGCCACGGTCAACGTAGAGCTTGTGGCAGGTGCTGTGATCGCAACCTTGTTTACTGATGTGGCAGTAGCAACACCAATAGTAGGGGTAACAAGTGTTGGTGATGTGTTCATTACGAAAGTAGAACCAGTACCAGTTTGTGAAGCGACTGAAGTAGCATTACCTGAAGAAGTAATAGGACCTGTCAGGTTAGCGTTTGTTGTGACAGTCGCGGCATTTCCTGTGATAGAACCAGAAATGTTATTTGTGACCTGTAGATCAGTGAACCACCCTTTGACAATACGTGTTCCTGTAGAACCAACATGTCCACTAGCGTCGGTAGCTAGGATTGAAGCAGCTGCACCTGGGGCAGATGATGAAGTAACTGCATGTGTGTGCGCGGTCGCTGTTGAGTTTGTTGAAGAAACTGTAAGAGTCCCTGGAGTAGCAATTGTTGTCGCGAATGACCCAGTGCCTGAACCAGTTACAGCACCAGTTAGCGTTATAGTCTGGTCTCCAGTGTTTGATCCACTAGCTGTACCACCTCCAGTTACAAGAGTACCTGATGTAGATGGAAGAGTGAGAACAGTTGCTGTACCAGCGACAGCTGATGGCTGGATTGTTGCGTCACCCGATGTACTACCGAACATCTTAACTTTACCAAGAGTAGTAGCGTTTACACCAAGGTTAAGCTGAGAGGTTCCATCTGTTGTAATACCAGATACTACCTTAGTATCAGTTGTTCCAGCGCCAAGTACTACTGAGTTAGCAGTAAGTGACCCAGCTGTTGCGGTTACTGTTCCAGAACCAGATGGTGTCGCCCATGTGCCATCGCCTCTCCAGAAAGTAGAGGATGACGCTGAAGTTCCACTGTTTAAGTTAGTCACAGGAAGATTGCCTGTTACACCAGTTGATAATGGAAGCCCTGTGGCGTTAGTAAGAGTTACACTTGTTGGAGTCCCAAGCACTGGAGTGACAAGAGTAGGGCTTGTTCCAAATACCAAGGCTCCTGATCCTGTCTCGTCTGATATAACACCAGCCAATTGTGATGATGTTGTCGCAGCAAATTGTGCTAATGTTCCTGTTGTTAGAGCATCACCACCTCCAGCAACTGGTGCTGTAGACCCAACACACAACCATTTGGATGTCGCACCGTTCCATTTAAACCCAACCTTTAGCAATGTTGATACTGCGGTAGTTGTAGGAAGCAGTGAACCTTCAAATGAAGAGCCCCAAGTGATTGCTCTTGCAGTACCGTTATCAGTAATGTTGATAATCATGTTCTGGTCATTTGTCGGTGTGCCAGAAAGGTTGGTCGTCATCGAAGTAATAGCTTGTGCAAGACCAGTGATAGTGAACACGTCTCCGTTGTCAGTGTTGATTGTAGGAGTAGCTGATTGAGTTGTTGTTACTTCACGGAAAGTGATTCTCTTATTTGTTACTGTTTTTGTATTTGATGTTGTGAGAACATCTACACCTTCAACTGCCAACTGACCTGCTGCGCTTCTTGAGAGAGTAGTGTCTGAGGCGTTACCCAGTTCAATGTTCCCAGAAGTAGTTACTGTGGTGAATGACCCAGTTGTTGGTGTTGTTGCTCCAACTGTGCCGTTAATGTTAATTGATGCTGTACCTGTAAGGTTAGTTACAGTACCGCTCGCAGGAGTGCCAAGTGCTTGTCCTTGGTATACAATATTCCCATCAGTCACTGCTGTATCGAACTGTGCCATTGTTCCTGTAATTCCAACAATAGATGTTTGATCTCCTGTATTTGTCCCTGAGTTTGTCCCTGTAATGTCTGATGTGAAAGCAAGAGTCCCTGAAGCGTCTTTTAGAGTATAGGTTCTTGCCGCTGTGTTGGTGTTAGTAAATAGAGATGTAAATGTATTAGCAACGTTTCTGAGACCAAATGTTCCATCTAGGAAAGTCTTAAGACCTGAGTTAGTTTGTGTATTGGCGAGAACCATATCACCTGATCCAGAAGGAGTGGCCCAAGTTCCATCACCTCTCCAGAATGTAGTTGAAGATGCAGAAGTACCAGAGTTAAGATTGGTTACTGGCAAGTTACCAGTTACACCTGTTGAAAGTGGTAAACCTGTTGCATTTGTTAGCGTTACCGAAGCTGGTGTCCCAAGAACTGGAGCTACAAGAGTTAGAGCCGTTCCGTTTGTTGTTGCGCCAGTAATACCTGCAAAAGAACCTGCGTTGTTGTACTGTACTTGTGTAGTTGATCCTCCTGGTGTCCCTCCCCCACCTGAAGCATTGAGAGTAGTTCCAGAGAGTGATAGGTTAGTACCAAGAGTAATTTCTTCCATCACGCCTGTTCCTGCTGTTCCTCTACCTATCAACTTATTAGTTGCCATTGAGGTAGTGATTGTCGGTGTTGTGCCACCAGACGATGACAAAGGCGCAGTTGCTCCAACTGAAGTAACTGGAGCTGTTCCTGATGATGCGGCAGTGACAAGTCCTTTAGCGTTTACTGTGACAGAAGCATTGGTAAATGAACCAACGTTAGAGTTTACTGTAGCAAGTGTAAGAGCTGTAGAACCTGTAGCATCTCCAGTGTGTGTGGCGTTAGATACCAGCCCTGAGTAGAGTGAGTTTACGGCATTATCTCCTGTATTAGTACCACTGACCGCTGTTGTGCCAGTCACTGCAAGGGTTGGAGTGGACGAACCTGAGATGGCGACTGAGTTTACTTTGGAAGGAGTGATATCCCCAAGGGTCAGTGAGATAGCTGGTGTACTAGTCGCTGTAGCCACAGAACCTGATACACCGTTTGCTGTTGTGACACTTACAGATGTAACAGTCCCTGTACCAGAAACAGTTAGGTCCCCACTACCAAGGATTGATGACCCGTTGATTGTCTTAATATTTGTACCAGACACAAGCAAGCTCTGGTAAACAGAATCTGCTTTACCTTTAATATAGTTATAAATATTTAGAAATGTAACCTTCTTATTGTCGTTAGAAGCAGCACTGTCTACAATTAAAGTAACATCTGCATCTACTGGGGTTGTTTTAGCTGTTAAGTCAACTACTTTTACGTTTGCCATATTAAGATTTTGATTGGTTAACCACGCTGTTTCCAGAGCTAATTATTAAAAAGTCCCCCTCATCTGTAATCAAGAAATCAAGTTCATCGGTGACTAAAAAGTCAGTTGTGGAACTAGTTCTACTTTGATTAGTTGGGGTTATAGCCAAACCTCCCCAAGTTGCTACAGCATCACCCCATGTAGCTTCTGAATCTCCCCAAGTGTAAACACCGTACTTTCTTGCTCCTACTGGAGTAACGATATTTTTTGTTTGATTTGTCCCGACTACTGGCATATTAATTATAATTTGTGTAACGAGGTCTAAAACCAACCTTTTCATCACGATTACGATTAGAAATATCTTCCATAATCTCTGCTTCGATCTTATCTACTTCCTGCTTGCAAATCTGTGCTCGTGCTGTGTCCTTTGGTAGCCAGTACCAAAATGCTGGCTTCCAGAATAGATACTTGTGATGGCCGTTAGGGATACCAGGTTCTTTAGTTTCTGCTGTTACATCTGCCGCAGTAAAGTAATTAGGTGATCGAGTGAAGAACATTCGGATTCCGTTTGTCTGTGAGTAATTAGGCTTAACCTTAAGGAAAATACCGTTAGCTGTCTTCCAGTATTCAGTTGGTGTTCCTGATTGTGCCTCTATTTCAGTAATAGAAGCTCCAGCCATTTCATCAACTGGTGTAAGTAATTTCCATGTACCATTTGGCATCATACACTCCACTCGATAAATATCTTGAACCTGGTTTCCTTGTTCATCCTCAGTAAAAGAATAATCACCTTGACCAGAAACAAGGTTAAAGTACATATTTGGATACTTTGTATGGCTAGAGTCGTCCGCTTGCCATGTTGATGACACTTGCTTTACTAGATTACTGTAATCATCGAATGCTAGATTTATATCTTTAAGTTTTACGGCAGTAGAATATGAAGAAACGTTTTGTGTCCCCGTTAGGTCTTCCAAAGATTGGATAATGCCTGTTCTGTCTGATACTTTTGAGATAATCATATACCATAAGTATCAAGCACATTCTATAGCGAGGCAAGTACAGGGTTAAATAATTTCTCTAATGTTTTCTTATCGTGTTTGTACTTTGTTTCGATTATACCCCTAGCTTCTTTTAGGTAATCTGTGGCATCTGCATCAATCCATTTCTCTATTTCTCTAATCCAATCTTCTTCTGTATTACACTTAATAGCATTAGTGCCATCATAAGGAGTGAAATCAGTTGCTAACGTGACATACCCACTCATTGTATATTCTTGCCACTTGATATTTGATCTCGCTTTGTTAAAGTCATTCTTTTCTAGTGGTGCGATGCCTATCTTCCAACCCTTTTCAGCAAGCATATCTGGGTACTCATCATAGGTTGCAGTAGCCCCAAGCATAGCGATACGTTCTAGGATATTATCTGGCCATCCTTTGAAAGCTTTGCGGGCATTTTCCTTAGAGAGGACACCTAGCATCTCGAATCTTACTTCCTTGTCTTTCTCCATTACCTTTCTGATAGCTGGAAGCACCATATTTAGATCATGAATATGCGAAGTAGAACCAGAATACCCTATAACTCTTCGCTTTTTAGGCTCTTCACGCCACATTGTAGGGTCAACACGGTTCTCTATGAGAAAAATAGGCTTATCCATCTTATGAACAAGCTTAAGGTACTGAGAAATAACCATCTTCAGGTGCTCTGTTGATACGGTTATGGCATCTACGAAGGTTAAAAGAGTCCCTAATCCAAGTCTTCCGTGTCCTTTGTGTTTATATACGCTATAAGCTGAATGACTTTGCGGTATAGAGAAGAAATCATCATCTAAGTCTACCACTATTTTCTTCTTGTGTACCATTGCCTGGACAACCATAGACTTAATAACCTGTGGATTACAGATATGGTGTAGCCAATAAACATCATAAGAGTTAAATACTTCATTGTAGTATTCATCGTTACTCTTTTGCGCCTGTTCTTTACCTTTAGTATCAAACCCTAATAAACGAGATGGCTGTACGATACGGTAATATCCACAACCACCATAGCCATTTACCTTAGAACGTTCGTCAGACTGATTCCAGTCGTTATACTGTGATAGTACCTTCATTTAGTGGTGTTATTTCATTATTCTGATTGAAGAAAATCTTTGCGTCTGGCTTCTTTTCATCTTCCTCAAACTGTTTGCCTTCTTCTGAACTAAAGAAATCAATTGTAGCCTGTACTTTAGCAGTAATATTATCAACAGCATTGTGAATACCAAGCATTCCATTAGGGAACTCATAGGTATATGATTGGTTGTACTCGTCTCTTATATCAAAAGTTGGGCATGGGCATACTTCGTACTGTCTCCAAAATACATTTGATATCCCAGCTAAACTAGCGTGTTCCTTGATTCTAATGTCATCACTAATTTCTGCACGTAGTTTTGTTTCTAATTCTTTACTTGTCATTTGTTTGTTCTTTTAGACTTTTAATAGACTCAATAGCATTCAACATAAGAATACCTCCACCCTTAACAGCAGACTCTACTGTAGAGCGTTTTTTGCCTTCTGGGAGGATATTAAGAGCATTGCCGTAATTTTTACCATCTATTGAATAGTGATAGCTAATTATATTGTTGTTGTAAGTGAACTTAACATCTACACCGTCAATTGGAATTATATAAATATCTACTTTTTTATTTGACATATTTGGAGTGTACCATATAAAACAAAAACAGCCCGAAGGCTGTCTTGTTGATAACTATTGCGATTAAGCAGTAGCGCCTGTCTTCACACAAATAATCCAGTTAGCGTTAAGCACAACTGCTGTAAATGGCATTCTCCATCCTACAGTTGAGCGAAGGTTAAGTGGGTTAGCTGTAGTAACACCCTGTCCGATGTAAACCTTAGGGTCAGTCATAGACTCAAGACGTACTACACCGTATGCATTCTGTCCGAAGATGAATGTGTGGTAAATAGTAACGGTCGAAGCTTCTGTAGAACCTTGGTTAGTTTCAACGAACTCTACACCGTGAATCTTACCAACTACACCACGCTTGATAGCATCACTATCTGGTGAAGAGTACTGGTAAGCTGAAAGCCACTCTGAGTTACCCATAAGATCCATAGACTGGAACGGTTGGATAATACCACGGAAGTATCCGTTTTCAAATCGCTTTGCTTTGTTTTGCTTAAGAGTACGTACAGCCTTACGAATTTCAAGACCTGTAAGAGTGTCTGTAACACCTACGGCTGTAAGAGCCTTACCTGCTGCAATCTGAGCAGTAGCACCAGCTGAAAGAACGTTACGAACGATAGCGTCAATTGTTTCACCAGCGTTTGTAGCGTGGATATCAACGTGCTCTTCGAGGTTATCATCAATAGATGTAGCTGAGAAGAGTGAAGATACGATAGTGTAGTTTCCGTATTCAGTAAGAGTAGCATCTACGTTAGTAGCTGTCATGTCAACTGCTGGGGATGGATCAGTACCTTCAGTAAGTGCTGTAGTAGCGAGAGCAAGAGGAGTAAAACGTGTAAAACGTACTACCTTACCCATGTTCATCTTATGATTCTTTACCTGTGCTCCGAAATCATGGCGGAGTTCAGCCTTAGCACGATCAAGAAACTTCTTGTCGTAGAAAGTCTGCATTACTTGTGTCAAACCTGTTGTTAATGAAACCATAGTTAGTTAATTAGTTAATTTAGTAATCCTTACGCTTAATTATCAGCGTGTGGAAGGATTTTACGAAGTTCTTCAACTGACATGTTCTGTAGGTCTTCATTAGTATACTTTTTGTACACTGCTGATTTGTTTGCAACTTGCACATCAGCATCTTTGCTCTTGCGTTCTTGACGCATAACTTCGATAGCTTTCTGTACGATTGGGTTACTAACTTTTTCGTAACCGAACTCTTTAATGAGTTCAATTTCGTCTTTATTGTAACCATCAATCTTTAGTTCCAATTCCTTCAACTTGTCATCTGAACCCGTAGGGGTAGGAGCTTCAGCACGAGGCTTAACTTCTGCACCTTTCGTAGACTGATATGCAATAGCTTGTCTTTTAAGCTTTGAATATTCAGACTTCGACAGGGTAACACTGTCATCAGTTGCAACATCCGATAATGTTTCTTCCTGTGAGATTACTTCCTGCTCATTCTCAAGAGCCTGTACTTCATTTTCTTCCATAAATGATAAGGATAACGTTTTAGAGACCGATACTCTTTTATATTAAATTAGTTTAAGGAGAACTATACCCTACCTAAAATGGTAAAGTACATATTTACACACTGCAACTAGTTGTAGCTCTTGTCAGTAGTATCTTGTGACTTAATTGCGTATGCACCCATGTCTGAAAGAAAGCGTAGTATCTTCTCTTTAGCAATCTTGTTTCCTCTAACTTGTACAGCAACTTCAATCTTTGATTCTTCGTCGATGTTATCGATAGTATTCATTGTTGCTACCATCTTTTCAAGTTCTTCTTTAAGGACGTAGTACTCTGGGTAAGATGTTAGTCTCCCTATATCAATTCTTCGTTCCTGTTCTTTCTTAGCGATAAGTTCAGCGTGTTGTTTAAGCATTTTGTGGAGCGGTTATAGGCTGCATTGGTGATGGTTGCTGTGGCATCTGCTGTGGTTGTTGCTGAGCTTGTTCAGACACTTTAGCTTCAATATCCTGTAGTTCTGAAGTATGCATACCTAGATTTGATAATACTTTGAATAGAATAGCTTTCTTGCCAGCATCCTGAAGGATTGTAGGGTCTTGTAGAAGTCCAAGGACTGCTTGTGCATTACCAATAGTAGCAAAGATATTCTTGTTTTCACCTGAAATAACAAGGTCAACATAGTAATCAAGATTCTTAAAGAAGTCCTTTTGGACAGATACCCAAATCTTATCACCTTGCTTCTGTAGTTCCTTCATATGCAATTGCATGAGAGTTTCCTTGTCTGGGACTTCCTGACCATTAAGAATAGCCTCCTTTTGGATGTTAAAGATATAGTTTTCTGCAATATTCTGGCGTAGCTTTGCTAGTTCTTCCATTGAGCCGGTAAGACGGAACACATGATCTCGTGTTAATACCTTTTCAAGCGCTGGAAGTACAATGTCTTCGATATATTCTTGGTAGAAGAGTGCGACGTTTTCTTTCTTGTAGTCGAAAGCAGAAGTAGCTTGCTGTGTTGCGATCTGTTGCGCTCCAAGTGTTGCGGAAGCAGGAGCAGTTTCACCGCTAACCCCATCATATGAGAAAGTAAGACGATCAGCGTGTTTATCTTCTCCATCAAATGCCACCTGGAAACCTTGTAGGTTACGTGACTCTGTAGCAATTGGTGTAATCTCACTGTTAGACTGGATAATGTCTCCAGTATCAGCATCAGTAAGAATGTTAGACATTACATTGGTTGATCGTGTCTGGAATAGCTGAAGAGAAGCAAGTTCAAGAGCTTTAGCTTCTTGGTTCTTGATCTCATTAGTTCTTCGCTGTGGCTCCCATGTCATCTCGACAATACCAACTCCAAGCCAACGACCATCAACCTTTCGGTAATGTACTTCCTTGAATGGGAAATCCTTTTCTTTGTTTAGTTCCTCTGACCATAGAACAACTCCATTCTCAGCAGTGATATTACCGTTCTCATTTCGAGTTACAGCATCAGCTCCACAGACAATAAACTTACCCCACACATATTCATCCTCATCTGGAGACTTCCCAGTGATCCAACTCTTAGGAAATTCACCCCACCTTTCCCATACTTCTACGAGGTTCTGTGTATTGTTCTTTGTAATTGCAACGTTAGCATTACCACCAAACTCATTAGCATTGTCATATCCAACCACAGCAGAATAATCATCGAAGTTGTCGAGCACATCCTGAACATTGTTCCACTTTCCTTTCATCTTACGAAGCTCGTTAGCATCCATTAGGTTACGGATGATGATATAACGAGCACACTTGAGAGACTCAGCACTCTGGTCATTGTAAAGGTAACGTAGGTCAACTACCTTAGCCTCATCATTACCATACTTACGAAGCACAACTGATCCTTGTACTGGTAGTTTCTCAGATACCTGGTTAAGGATTTTCCCCCATTTCTCACGCTTCATCCAATGCTTTAGCTCTTTCTCGAGGAGCATTACGTTTACATCCTGCGCTGGGTCATTGCCAACAAGAAGAAAGTCTTTAAAGTCTATGTCGAGCATCTTTGTAGCAACATCACATCTCCAAGAGTTAATGTTATGAAAGTGCTTCTTTCGCGTGACACCGTTGATTACTTCGTAGTCTCCATTCTCAAAATGAGAAGTATAGTAGAGGTGATTTTTCTTAATTGTTGCGTACTGTGAGTGTGTAGGCCATCCTACAATAGTAATTTCGTTATTCAAAAAGTCATAACGCTCCTTTCGGATGGTATCAAAGATGTTTGTTAGTTCCATACGTCAAGTATCAAGCACAATTTAATCATAGGCAAGATTCTTGCTCTTACGTTTCTCATGAATCCTCATCATAGCAAAGGGATCAGAAGCGTTTTGTATAAGTGTAGTTATTGCATATCTTAGTGCATCCATGGAGTGGTCAAAGCCTGACTCTGGTACATTTAGTATCTTGCCGTCTCTATCAGTCTTCCATAGATAGTTACGATACTCTTTGATTATGTTTATAGAGCGTTTAGTCATAGATATACGCTGGTCTTGGACTAATTGTATGCCATTTCTGACAGAATCTGGACCTTTATCAGCACCAACTATTGATATTCCGTAAGAAGCTATCTCATCTATACTTTTAGGTTCTGCACTGTCTGCGATCACAAGCTCTCGTCTTTCGTTGAGTAGGATATCTGCTATCTGCCTGTTGCTTAATCCTTTCTGGAAAGTTACCTCGTCCACAATAAAGCCACCATTGTAACGATAAATAGCCACAATAGCAGTAGGGTCATTAGTGTAGCCAAAGTCTATCCCGTAACGTTCAAGTCTAGCTTCAAATGGAACTTCGTCAATAATTTGCCAATCCTTGTATATCTTCCCGTCCACTTCTCCAAGTTGGCCTAGCCCGTATACTTGCCACCATCCTTTACGGTTCTTACGTGATTCAATAGACGATACAATCTCGTTTGATAGGGCTTCGTTGTCTTTGTAAGTAAGGATGATGTGATCTACGTCTTTACGCTTTGGGATAATGTCAGTGAAAACCCAAAACTCATTTGTTGGGTTGAAGTCAAGGAATATAAACTCTTTTGTACGCACTTCAATTTCATCAAAGGCTTCAAGAGACATGTTGTTACACTCGTTCATAAAACCTCTATCACGACGACCTCCACGAAGCTTAGCCGCATTATCAGCAGAGAAAAACTCTATCTGTGAGCCTGTTTCAAATGTGTATGTTGAGTCTGTAGCATTCCATAGGTCATCTTTCCAGTATTTATGTGCTATCAATATATTCTTAAAGTCTCTCATCGCTCCACGTTTCAAGTGAGGGACTGATTCAGCAATAACTGAAGTAAGTGTTGGTGACTTATCAGACTGTGCTCTATGAATAAGATATAGCAGTGTCGATATAGTTTTAGAAGATGAAGTACCACCTTGTAAGATTCTAATCTTCTTTGTTAGTGCTGTTATCTTCTGTAATGCTGTTGTTGAGCTGTACATTTCCTAGAATTGGTTGAGGAATAGTTAGTTCCGTCTTATTATCTGATGTAGAGTGAGGATTACCCTCTGCTAGTTTCCATATATCTACTTTATCTAATCCTTTCATAAATTCTAGCTTTTCTTCATCAGACATTTCTGCTAAATATCTTTTTGCAAATTCCTTTAAAGATATGGAACCTTTTGGTCTTCCTCCTGGATTTCCAGAAACACCTGGTTTGAATTGCCAGGGTTTTAGCCATTCTTTGCTGTTATTTTCCTGTTCTTGTGGATTATCTAGCATTTTACCTTCTTAGGTTTCTTAACCTCCTTCTTATGATATTTTTCTTCTTTTGCCATGTTATTTAAGTAAATGATAAGCCTCCTGATATGTAAGTATATTACCATACATAAGAGATGACAATACTTTAGCCATAGCCATTCTTCCTGCTTCGTATACGTCTTTGTTCGCTGTGTAAAAAGTTAGTTGCTTCTTGTAGGCTTCTATTTCCATCTTCACTCTAAAGTTAGCGTCTTTTAGGTATCTTTCTTCCCACTCGTCAGCTCCTATTTCTTCCTGTTGTTTAAAGTGTACCGTTTCATGTGCTAGAAGTTCTGCTGGAAGTTCCTTGTTAGAGTAGATTTTACCTTTGTACGGGAAAGCTACGTCATTTAGATCAAGCTGGAACTGTGAAGTATATCTCTCTAGGTAAGGAAAGTCTTTAAGGGGTAAGTATATTGATTCTGTTTTAGTTTTTGATGCCATAAAAGTATGTGTCTTGGTTATAATCGAAACATTCTGAGTCTTCGAACATAGATTCTTTGAGTACTTCCCTAAAGTGTTCTGGTTCTAAGTTCATGTAGTAATCTTGTGTGGTTCCATATAGATGACCATCTGTTCTTCTTGTACCATGTTCTGGTCTGTCTTTACCTGCACAACTTATAACAAGTAACCCACCAGGTCTTAGCAATGTGTACATGTTCTTTAGAGATTCTTTCCAGAACTCGTCATGTTCTAACATTTCCCCTGAAATCACTGTATCGAACCGTTCATTTGTAATAAACTTATGGCATAGTGATACGTAATCAACATTTTTACCATCTGATATATCTACTCCAATATAATCAGAGTTAGTAAACATATCTCTAAATGATCCGTTATAATCTTTAGAACCAAAATCTACCACTTTAACACTTTTAAAATACTCTGGTAAATCACTCTTAACATTTTCAAAAAACATTCTCTGTGCTTCGTGTGCCATTGTCCACAGTGTATCATCTTTACAAAACTATGTTTATACTGTGCATAACTAATGAAGCAGATCAAGCTTAATTTCCGACAGACAACTGAACTGATTATAAACCATAATCCTCGCCTTAAATGTCTTGGAAATTCTCCTCAATGTAATGGTTCATACACAAAAACAAGGCATGGGCAAAAAGTTTGTGTTAAATGTTTAATTGACATGGGAGAACTAGAAAAACACCCACTATTGGATGTTTCTAAAGTTAAATGCAAAAGAGTTAAGATAAGAACTACCGATTTTTAATTACCACGCCTGTCTTCTTAAACCTACATACACATTCTTGGCATGCACACCCTGTAATCCATTCTATTGGTGTTTCAATCATATTAGTTAATCTTCATCATCACTAAATGTAATGACAAACTCTTTTTTATGTAGTGGTGTCTCTTCCCCGTCTAAAGACGTATTTGGCAACCTGTAAGAAAACCTTACTTGTTCGCCCAAATTACAATGCCTTAATATTGCATCCTCTGCTTCGTTTTCTGGTACTAATACAATTTCATTTACTTCTTTTGTGATTGTTATCATATCTTACTGCTTGGTTAATTTAGTAGTTTCTTTACTTCTGATAGACATTCGCTTGTTTAACTCTTAATTTCCATTCTTTATTTCTTTGTACACAACACTCCCTACAAGTTCTACGTTTACCAAATACCATTAAATTATAACCACTAAGTGGGTGGTTTCTTAAACAATGTGTTTTTTTATGATTTTGTGCAGGAATACTCATCCCCCTTAGATAGTTTGTCCTACCTGTTACTGGTTCAAGATGGTCTGGATTTATACACTTTCTATTTCTGCACAAGTGGTCTAAATGTAAACCCTCTTCAATATTTCCTTTGAGTAGTTCATACATAACTCTATGTGCTCTACCCATTCTTCTTTCTGGGTGTCTTAACCTAACTTGACCGTAACCAAATTTATTTAGTGATAATTTCCAATCCCAGCAACCTGTTTTGTCATTTACAGTGTATGATTTCATCATTCTGTCTAACAAAGAAGGTCTTGTATATATTCCTGTTGGCATACCTACATTATATAATCTTTTGGCAACTATTACAAGTATCTCACAAGTCTGACTCACTAATGTCAAACCCTTTAGACTTCAGTTTAACTAGTAGCTCTTCTTTGTATTGGGTGATGATTTCATTTGGATATAGCAACTCAGATTTTTGTTGTATTGCTTCCTTCCTACCTTCTTCTCTTGCTTTCTCTTCACGGGAGGAGATGAAGGAGAGTAACTCACTAAATGCTTCTTTATATGTCTGTTCGTTCTGACAACACTCACCTGTTTCTCTTCCAGAGCAAGGTTCTTCAACTGCTCCAAAGTACATCGCACCATTTACACATGTTAAATCTTTTAACTCTTCTTCTAATGTCTTTTCTTGCATGGTTATTTAACTAATAAGAATAATACAAACCATAATATCGTTGCAATCGTCATTCCTAACCTATCGTAAAATCTTTGTGATTCTAAAAACTTTATATTTTCTTTAAGTGCTTTTATTTCTTCTTGCATGGTATGTGGGGTATGGCATATACATTCACAAATTAGCCCATACTTTTCTACTGGTTCAAACATATTTTCTGTATTACAGTGGCTACAAGCTATTGTTTTTCCAACACTTACATAATTACTTTTCATATACATCTACTTCTTAAGGGCTTCTAAAATATCACTTTTTTGCTTTTGTAAGTTGTTTCTAGCGTATCTGAATCCAAACATAAAGTGGACTGCACCAGTTCCGTTCTTCAACGCTTCGAACTCCGCTTCTTTTATGTCTCCAACATATAATCTTTGGAGCATTCTCTCCTCTGCCTTACGAATCTCGGTTTCAAGTATTTTAGACACGATGCCAATCATACAAGATAAGTCTGTACCTGTTTCGTAAGTACCAGCATCTAAAAACGCCTTTTGCCACTCTTCTGGTTGTGGGGAAAGTGTTTCTTTTGAAGAGTCGTAGTAACAAATCTGACAGATACTACCGAATACACTTACTATGTAGTTAGGTGATTTACAAGAGGGGCATTTGTTGTTTGTTTTCATTTCTTTACAATTTAAGGTAAACACCCAGTAATAAAGCACCATAAACCAGCCCCTTCCTTTAACTTTACGTTTACTGCCTTCTTTCTAAGCTCAGGAACATGGTATCTTATTCCTTCTAACTGTTCTTCTCTGTTTACTATTGCGTACTGTATATCTTCTTTAGTTACCAGTCGATCTGTACGTATTGGAACCATGAGTGTTTTCATATATTTTGGATTACAAGTGTAATAAGTATCGCTACGTTCACTACTGTTAGTACCCATGTGATTTTGTCTGTGAGAGACATGGGTTTCTTTTCAAAGTTCCATTTAGATGTAAGCCCTCTAGCGTGTACTGGTACATCTATACCTGGATCGTTGTCTACTCCTACTTCGTCTAAGATTTTAACTACCTTCTTCTTTGTAACTGTTTTCTTTGTTGCCATATATTTTGTGTTACTCCTGCCTGATTGTCTGCGTCCAGGCACGAATATTAATTAGTTGCTAAATATTTTTTATAAGACCCTGTGTTATAAGTTACCCAAGGCTGAAAAGAACGTTTTTTGCTAAGTTCTGCCATTTCTTGTAAATGTTCATCTATAGTTACATCTGTAGGGCATGACTTTCTTCCTGGGTAGTGCGCTTGTAGCACGAAGCAGTCCACACCAAAGCTATATTTTCTGTCCTCTACATTGCAGGTTCTTCCACCATTCTTTACATATGTAGTACTTATTTTACCATCTTTCGTATACCAACAATTGTAATTTATAGCATCTGGTTTTAGCCCAGATTCCGCCTTAGCTATTGCAAGCATCGTAACGTGTGACTTTTTAAAGTACTTTCTGATCTTTGTCTCAATGCTTTCATCTTCTGGGTGATCTACTACTGTAGCTGTCATGTATACAGATACTTCATGCTCTGCTACATAAGTATTATCTTTGTTTCCATAATGTGAAAGAACTAGAATACTAATAATTGTTAAGATGATTACTCCTACTCTCCAGTTCATAACTCTACGCCCTGTTTTGTATTTGTGTGATTTCATATTATTTCTTAAAAGAACTTGTTACTTTATTAATTAATTCTTCTTTAGTCATTAATTTGTAACCATTAGAAACGTAGTATTTTTTGTCCATAATGTTTCGAGGGTGGTTATCTCCTCTATTACTATTATAGC